AACCCATCCTTTGCGTCCGGAAAAGAACTAGACCTAGACTTCGAGAAGATACTCGAAAGTGCTCCCAAACTAAACATAGAGAAGATAGGTAAGAAGACTTACGAAGGCGAATTCGATAAGCTAGTCTTTACAGATGTACACATTGGAATGGACTCAAGCGACAAGGGACGTTCATTGTATCCATCAGAGTGGAACGAGGACATACTATTCGAGCGTTTGGAGAAGATGGTATCTTACACGTTAGCTAATCAAAAAAGTAATACACTTTACTTACTTGACCTAGGTGACTACCTAGACGGGTTTAACGGTCAGACTACACGCGGTGGTCACTCACTACCTCAGAACATGAGCAATCAAAAAGCGTTTGATGTAGGGTTCACGTTTAAGTCAATGCTAATAACGTACCTAGCACCATTCTACGATAAGATATACGTGCGTAATATATGCAACGATAACCACAGCGGTGACTTCTCATACTTCGTCAATCAGTTCTTTAAAAAGTACATCGAGAGAGACCTAAAGAACGTAACGGTAACCAATCAGACGCTATTTATAGACCACGAGATAGTTGGCAAGTACTGCTTTGTTACAACACACGGTAAGGACACGCACAACTTAAAGTTCGGTTTTAGACCGAAGATTGACAACGGTCAGATCAACAAGATTATAGGATACCTAAATACAAAGGACTTACTTAACAAGGGATACGAGATAATCTTTGAGAAGGGTGACAGTCACTTGTACCTATTCGATTCGTCAAGCTCTGACGTATTCAAGTACTACAACTACCCTGCGTTTAGTCCATCAAGCAATTGGGTTGCTACTAACTTCCAACTAGGGAAGAGTGGGTTCGTACACTTTAATTATGGCGTAGATCAAAAGAGTATTAACGAATACTTCTTTAAATAAAAATCATTATCTAATAAATTGTATCTTTGTAGAAATTAAATAAAATAAAATGAAAGTAGTAAAAGGAAAACACAACACTGTGGCAGACGTTAAGAAGTTATCACAGGAAGAATTGGACATGATCCAACAAATGAATTCAGACTTCACTAAGGCTAAGATCTCTTTAGGAGACCTTGAGCTAGAGAAGTATGCGTTGTTACAGAGAATTGAACACTTGAAGATGGCGTTCGCAGAGAATGAAAAGCTCTTGATCGTTAAGTACGGTGAAAACTCTGTCATCAACATTAAGACAGGAGAAGTAACAGAGAAAAACGATTAAACATGAAAATTAGTTCATACACAGTATTATCAAATCCACAGCTTGGAGATAAGTTAATTGGTACAGACGTTAATGACATGGATGTAACCAAGAACTTTACAATTAGCTCTCTATTTCAACTTGGAGCTTCATCAGGATTATTTGTTCCCTACACGGGAGCAATTGATGATGTTGATTTAGGTTCAAATAGTATTACAGCTAGTTCATTTATTAAGTTAGGTGGTACATCATCTCAGTTCTTAAAGGCTGATGGTTCGGTAGATAGTAATACGTATGCAACTTCTTTATACTACGGAAGTTTCTTTGATACAACTAATCAGACTGCTGCAGCTATAAATACTGCATATCCTGTTAAATTAAACGGGGTTTTTGGTAGTGCTACAAATGGTGTGTCTGTAATTTTAGATGCATTTAGTAATAAGACTATTATTAAGACAGCAAATGCAGGTGTATATAACATTGCATTCTCAGCTCAATTAAGACGTGGTAGTGGTGGATCTTCTGAGACGGTTGATTTTTGGTTGAGAAAGAACGGAGTAAATGTTGTTTACACAAATACATCTGTATCAGTTCAAGCTAACGCAGGCTTATTAGTAGCTGCTTGGAACTTCTTTATTCAGATGGATGCAGGAGCAGAAGCACAGTTAATGTGGGCAACTACATCAACTGCTATTGATATGGCGTATGCAGGTGCAACAGCACTTCATCCTGAGACTCCATCAGTAATCTTAACAGTAAATAAAGTTTCCTAATGGAAATTAGAAAGATATCAATTGGTCCTGACTATAAGGGTGGTGCAATGCACTACCTTGTAGGGCAGCGTGTATGCGGTGATTCAAATGAGATTCATTTAATCAAGCGTGATGCTACGACTAATTCTATCAAGATCTTTATTATTAATGAAAAGGAGGAAGTGGTACTTTGGAAAGAGTTCAACGATACCATTCCCGTTGCAATTGAATATAATATAAATTTTTAATGAAATCTCCATTCTACTTTATTGCTAAGCCAATAAAGGGGAAAAGATACGACAATACTAAAGAGATAGGTGGATTAGAGCTTATCATTAGTACATCAGAGGAGGACCATAAGTTCTCCAATCGTTTTGCTGAAGTTGTTGAGACTCCCTTAGGCTATAAAGGTCCTATCACAATCGGTGATACCCTACTCGTCCACCACAACGTATTCAAGTTCTATAACGACATGAAGGGTCGTCAGAAAAGTAGCAAGAGCTTCTTTCGTGATGACATATTCTTTGTAGATGCCGAGCAGTTCTATATGTACAAGCACAACGACACATGGATGGCCTACGACAGGTACTGCTTTGTTCGTCCAATCCCCGCGATTGAGACATACATCAAGAAGCCATTTACAGAGGAGCCACTTATGGGGGAGATGGTATACCCAAACGATTACTTAATTAGTCAAGGCGTAAAGCCGGGTGACTACGTATGCTTTAAACCGGATAGCGAGTACGAGTTTACTGTGGATGGAGAGAAGCTGTACAGGATGTTTGACCATCAAATAACAATTATCTTATGAGCAATACAAAAGATATAAAGCTTAGGATCATCGAGGCAGGTGAGTTTGCTGTTGAGCAACTCATTAAGGTAGCCAAGGAGCAGATTATTAAACTTGACTCTGAGGACGATTTGGCCGCGGATAGATTAAAGAACGCTGCTGCTACAAAAAAATTAGCTATATTCGATGCATTCGAGATACTTAGCCGTATCGAGATGGAGAGAGAGAACATTGAGATCATGGAGCATGGTCCTTCAAAGACAGATACAAAACAAGGGTTTGCAGAACGTAGAGCAGGAAAATAGACTATACCGAGTTGTAGAGAACCACGTTCCCTCCAAGGTAATGAGTCGCAAGAATGGCGGTAGGACTTGGGTATACGGGTATAACTCTGACTACGACATGGTTGTCATATCTAAGACAGGACAGGTTGGACAGGTTATAAATATCTCAGGACTAAACATTGGTTTGCCAATTGCACCAAAGGAGTGCATTAAGAGAGGAACGACATCACCCGATCAGTATTGGGAGAGAACAGACCTACCAAAGGAACTAAGCAGGATACAGTCTATATTCCATTGGAATGATATGCCGTCTGAGTTTAAGAACAGGTGGGTAGACTACATTGAGAGAGAGTTTGATTACAGGGACCAAGGTTGTTGGTTCATGAATAAAGGAGTCCCAACATACATTACAGGATCGCACTATATGTACCTTCAATGGTCTAGTATTGATGTTGGGTACCCCGATTACCGAGAGGCAAATAGAATATTCTTTATATATTGGGAGGCCTGTAGAGCAGACAACAGAAGCTTTGGGATGGTCTACTTAAAGATTAGACGTTCCGGGTTCTCCTATATGTCATCATCTGAGTGTGTCAACATAGGAACACTTGCAAAAGATGCAAGGGTTGGTATCCTATCCAAGACAGGATCGGATGCTAAGAAGATGTTTACAGATAAGGTAGTTCCAATCAATAGCAGACTTCCTTTCTTTTTCAAGCCAATCATGGACGGTATGGACAAGCCTAAGACAGAGCTTGCGTACCGTATCCCGGCATCAAAGATTACAAAGAAGAATATGCACGAGCTTGATGACAACGAGATTCAAGGATTGGATACAACAATAGATTGGAAGAATACAGAAGAGAACTCATACGATGGTGAGAAACTATTGTTCTTGGCACATGACGAATGTTATGCTCCAAATACAAAAATATTAATGAGTGACTTTACTTTTAGAGAGATAAAAGATATTAATATTGGAGATAAGGTAATTGTTGAGGGAGGAATTGTGAAAACAGTTATGAAAAAAACAAATGGAATAGCTGATAGGTATATAGTTAAACAGCCTTATGGAGAAGATTATATAGTTACTAAAAACCATAGACTTGTATTTAATGAGTACAATAAAGGTGAGGTTATAATGAATCCTAAAGAGTATATTAATAGTTCTAAATTCAGAAAAAAACATTTAACAAGAATTACTTCAAAAGGAATTGAATCATCAGATAAGTTTGATGGTATACCTCCTTATTTATTAGGCCTATGGCTTGGTGATGGAAGACAAAGTTCATTAACAATATTAGTTAATAAATATGAAGAACCTGAGATATTACAATATTTAGGAAGGTTTGCAGATATTTATAATATTCCATTTAAATTAATAAAAAGTACTTCAGATAAAATTATTGAGTTTAGATTTGAAGGAATTAATTCTGAACTAAGAAAATTAAATGTATATAACAACAAGCATATACCAATGCAGTATATGCAGTCATCTATTGAAACAAGACTTCAGTTATTAGCGGGTTTAATAGAATCTGATGGTTATTCAGATAAGAAAAAAAACATCATATCTATAGGCATGAGTAGAAAAAATCTTATTGAGCAGATTAGATTTTTAGCATTATCTTGTGGATTAAGTTGTAGTAACGTTCAAGAACAAAATACAAATTTTAATACTAAGTCATATAGAATAAGTATTTCAGGAGAATTATCAAGAATACCTTTGATTACTGAAAAGAAATCATTTGAAGGATATAAACCTATTAGCAGAGGTAGAAGAAATAAAGTGTCTGTAGAATATTTTGATAAAGGCGAATACGTAGGTATACAGGTAGATGGAGAAAATGATGATGAAAGAAAATTAATACTTGGCGACTTTACTATTAGTATGAATAGTGCTAAATGGGTAAAGCCGAATAACATCCTAAACAATTGGCGTGTAACTAAGACGTGTCTACGTTTGGGTTCAAAGATTATTGGTAAGTGTATGATGGGGTCTACATCAAATGCGTTAAGCAAGGGTGGAGACAACTACAAGAAACTTTACGAGGACTCTCGCGTGACTACACGTAATGCCAATGGTCAGACCAAGTCAGGACTATACGCATTGTTCATTCCTATGGAGTGGAACATGGAGGGGTTCATTGACAGGTACGGTATGCCTGTATTACGCAGACCACTAGATAAGATAAAGGGTGTAGACAATCAGTGGATAACTAACGGTGCTATTGACTATTGGGAGGCAGAGGTTGACTCGTTAAAGAACGATCCGGATGCACTTAATGAGTTTTACCGTCAGTTCCCGCGCACAGAGTCACACGCTTTTAGGGATGAGAGTAAGTCATCACTATTTAACTTGACAAAGATATACCAACAGGTAGACTACAACGATACATTAATTGAACAGCATTACTTGACACGAGGCTCGTTTCATTGGAGAGATGGTATTAGGGATACAAAGGTTGTATGGACACCTGACCCTAAGGGTAGGTTCTTAGTTAGTTGGCTGCCTGCTCAAAGGTTACAGAACAGAGTAACCGATAGGAGTGGGATAAGGTACCCTGCTAACGAGCACCTAGGGTCATTTGGATGTGACTCCTACGATATCTCAGCTGTAGTAGATGGGCGTGGATCAAACGGTGCGTTACATGGACTGACTAAGTTCCACATGGACGATGCTCCAACAAATGAGTTCTTCTTGGAGTACATAGCTAGGCCACAGACCGCAGAGATATTCTTTGAGGAGGTACTGATGGCGTGTGTGTTCTATGGTATGCCAATCTTAATTGAGAACAATAAGCCAAGGCTATTATATCACTTTAAGAATAGAGGCTACAGAGGATTTTGTTTAAGCAGACCCGACAAGCACTCATCTAAGCTCTCTAGGACAGAGAAAGAGCTTGGTGGTATACCTAACTCATCTGAGGACGTTAGACAGTCTCACGCGTCAGCTATTGAGGGATACATAGAGAAGTACGTTGGTTACGATTCTACAGGAGAGTACAGAGATTCAGATCAGATTGGTAGTATGCCATTTAACAAGACGCTAAACGATTGGGCAAAATTTAACTACGATGACCGTACTAAGTTTGATGCCTCGATTAGTTCAGGGTTGGCTATTATGGCCAATCAGAAGCACTTATATGTGCCGGAGAAAAAAGAATCAAAAATAAGCATTAAATTTGCAAGATATAGTAATAAGGGACACAACAGTGAATTGATTCAATAATGGCATATTTATACAGACACATACGACTTGATAAAAATGAGCCATTCTATATTGGTATAGGTAGCGATGATAAATATCAAAGAGCTAACTCTAAAACCCATAGAAATAATCATTGGCTGTCCATTGTAGATAAAACTGATTATAGAGTTGAAATACTTATTGATGATATCAGTTATGACTATGCAAAAGAAAAAGAAATAGAATTTATAGATATCTATAAAAGAACGGAAGATAAAGGTACTCTTTGTAATATAACAAAAGGTGGAGATGGTGTTTTAGGTCTAAAGCATACTGAAGAAGCTAGAAGAAAAATGGGGGAACCCAATAAGAATAAGGTAATATCAGAGTGTCATAGGAAAATAATATCTGAGTTTCATAAAGGTAAAAAACATTCTGAAGAGACTAAACTTAAAATGTCACAAAAAGCATTAGGTGAAAATAACCATATGTATGGTAAAAACGTATCTGAAGAGACAAAACAAAAAATGATATCTTCAGCAAAAAGAGGTGAAGATAATTTTTCTTCTAAACTAAAAACTGAAGATGTATTAGATATTAGAAGATTAAGTAATGAAGGGATGAGTCAAAGAAAATTAGCTAAGCAATTTGATATTGCAAAAAGTAGTATAGCTTGTATTATTAAAAGAATAACTTGGAAGCATATATAAAATGAAAGAAATAGAAATAAACATATCTCAAACTGCTTTTCCTAGTCAATTTGTCCCGGATTCAGTCAAAGAAACATTTGAATTTGGATTGCAAATAGGAAATTCCATACAGTGGGAATGGTTCCGCAAAGACGGAAATCAACAATGTAGATACTACGGTCAGTGGAGAGACTACCATAGACTAAGGCTATACGCACGAGGAGAGCAGTCAGTTGCAAAGTACAAGAACGAGCTAGCTATTGACGGTGACTTGTCTTATCTTAATTTAGATTGGACTCCCGTACCTGTGCTACCTAAGTTTGTAGATATCGTTGTAAACGGTATGTCCGATCGTTTGTTTAAGGTAAAGGCGTATGCACAAGATGCAATGTCTCAGGCTAAGAGAAGCAAGTACCAAGATCTAATTGAAGGTCAGATGGTTGCAAAGCCTGTGCTTGAGAAGATTCAACAGAAGACAGGTGTAGACCCGTTCATGATGGACCCGGCTCAACTTCCACAAACTGATGAGGAGCTATCATTGTATATGCAACTTAACTATAAGCCTGCAATTGAGATTGCAGAGGAAGAGGCTATCAATACAATCCTTGACGAGAACCATTACATGGATCTTCGCAAGAGATGTGACTACGACATTACAGTGCTTGGTATTGGTGTAATGAAGCATCAGTTCCTTGCAGGGGCAGGTGTTCAATTAGACTACGTTGACCCGGCAAATATTGTATACAGCTACACCGAGGACCCATACTTTAAAGATTGTTTCTATTGGGGAGAGATTAAGACAATTCCAATTACAGAGATATTAAAGATTGACCCTACGATAACTAACGATCAGTTACAAGAGATCTCTCAGTACAGTCAATCATGGTACAATTACTTTAACGTAGCTCAGTACTATGAGAACAGTATGTTCTACAGAGACACGTGTACGCTACTATACTTTAACTACAAGACCACTAAGAAGATTGTCTACAAGAAGAAGATCCTTAAGAATGGTGGTACTCGAATGATTCAAAAGGATGATACCTTCAACCCGCCTGTAGAGATGATGGAAGAAGAGAAATTCGAGAAAGTAGAGAAAACAATTGACGTTTGGTACGATGGTGTTATGGTCATGGGTACCAACATCATGCTTAGATGGGAGATGTCCAAGAACATGGTACGTCCTAAGTCATCAAGTCAACACGCATTACCAAACTACATCGCGTGTGCACCACGTATGTACAAGGGAGTAGTTGAGTCATTGGTTCGTAGAATGATTCCATTCGCTGACTTGATTCAGATTACACACTTAAAGCTACAACAAGTTATTGCAAGAACAGTTCCTGACGGGGTGTTCATCGATGCAGATGGATTGAATGAGGTAGACTTGGGTACGGGTGCAGCTTACAACCCTGAGGATGCGTTAAGACTATACTTCCAAACGGGTAGTGTAATCGGACGTAGCTACACGCAGGACGGTGAGTTTAACAACGCACGTATTCCAATCCAACAGCTTACATCTAACTCAGGTGCAAGCAAGACACAGATGTTGATTGCTAACTACAATCACTACATGGGTATGATACGTGACGTTACAGGACTTAACGAGGCTCGTGATGGGTCTATGCCTGATCCGGACTCATTGGTTGGCTTACAGAAGCTTGCTGCGCTTAACTCGAATACAGCTACACGTCACATCTTAGACAGTAGCCTATACATATTTAGATCATTAGCTGAGGCTCTTACATATAGAGTTGCTGATATCTTAGAGTACGCAGACTTCAAAGACGACTTTGCTAATAAGATTGGTAAGTACAACGTGTCGTTACTAAACGACATCAAGGACCTATACATATACGACTTTGGTATCTTTATTGATATCTCTCCGGATGAAGAGCAAAAAGCTCAGCTTGAGGCTAACATTCAGATGGCACTTTCTAAAGGTGACATCAACCTTGAGGATGCAATTGACATCCGTGAGATTAGAAACCTTAAGCTTGCAAACCAATTGCTTAAACTTAAGAGAACTAAAAAGCAGGAGAGAGAAGAGAAGATGGCTATGCAACAGCAAGCTATCACAGCTCAACAACAACTTCAGTCTCAACAGATGGCAGCTCAGACAGCTATGCAAGGTATCCAAGCAGAGACTCAGTCTAAGATTGCAATTAAGCAAGCAGAGGTTGCATTCGACATTCAGAAGATGGAGAAGGAAGCTGAGTACAAGAAGATGCTAATGGCTGAGGAGTTTAACTACACTATGCAGGTACAGGGTATGACACAGAGTCAACTTGACAAGCGTGAGAAGGAGAAGGAAGACTCAAAAGCTAAAAGAATTAGCCAACAAAGCGAAGAGCAATCTAAGCTAATTCATCAACGTAAGAACAATTTACCGCCTCAAACATTCGAGTCAAACGAGGATTCACTTGATGGCTTTGACATGGCGGAGTTCGAGCCGAGATAAAATACAAAAAAAATGTATAAATTTGTAAACTTAAATATAATCTAATGGAAATTAAAGTAAAAGAAGTAGGGTTCACTGATTCAAAGAGTGTACAAGAAAGAGAGCGAGAACTTCATGAGCAACATGAACAAATGCTTAACGGGGAATTAGAGATTAACAACGAGCCGGTTATTAACGCAGGCGACATGGCAATCGACAACGAGCCAATTGTAATTGATGAGGATGAACTTTCGGAAGAAAAAGTTCTTTCATATTTGGGAAAAAGATACGGCAAAGAAATCAATTCATTTGATGATTTAGTTCAAGAGAGAACTGAGTCTGAAGATATGGATGAGGAGATTGCTACGTATTTAAAATATAAGAAGGAGACAGGTAGAGGATTCGATGACTTTAAACAGTTAAGTAAAGACTACGACACCATGGACCCTGATCAACTTCTTAGAGCTTACCTATCTGCTACGCAGGAAGGTCTTGACTCTGACGATATTGATGTTCTTATGGATGAGTATTCATTCGATGAGGACTTTGATGATGAATCAGACGTTAAGAAAATTAAGCTCAAAATGAAAAAGTCTGTAAATGAGGCGAAGAAATTCTTCAATCAACAGAAGGAAAAATATAGAGTGCCGCTTGAGTCAAGCAGGTCTTCTATTCCGGAAGCTGATAAAGAAGAGTATGAGTCTTATAAACAGTATATACAATCAGCTAAGAATCAAGAGGAGGAAAGCGCGCGTAAGAGTAAGTGGTTCGAACAAAAGACAGATGAAGTCTTTGGTGGAGAGTTCAAAGGTTTTGAGTTCAACGTCGGAGAGAAAAATATTTCATTTGCACCGGGAGATGCCGCTGAACTAAAAAAGTTACAATCAAATCCATACAGCTTCATTACGAAGTATTTGGATGAGGATGGAATGATGAAGGACGCAGCAGGATACCATAGATCATTAGCGATGGCATTGAACCCTGAGAAGTTTGCCAAGTTCTTTTATGAGCAAGGCCAATCAGATGCTACAGATGACGGGATGCGTAAGATAAAAAACATTAATATGTCTGAGCGTCAAGCACCTGTAAACATGAACAAGGGGGAGATGAAAGTAAAGGCTGTTAATCCTGACTCCGGAAGAGGACTCAAGATTCGCAGTATTAAAAATGTTTAACTTTAAAAATTAGAAAAAATGCCAACACAATTAAACTCGATACCAACTTATGCGTTGCAGCCGAATGCTCAACAAGTTGCGTTATCAACAAATTACATTACTAACTTCGATTTCTTGAATCAGTATCTTCCTGATACATACGAGAAAGAATTCGAGCGTTACGGAAACCGCACAGTTGCGTCTTTCTTACGTATGGTAGGAGCTGAGATGCCTTCTAACTCTGACATGATCAAATGGGCAGAACAAGGTCGTCTTCACACTAAGTACATCAACTGTGACTCAAATGCAAATGTAGCAGCAAATACAGCTACAATTACTGTAAATGATGTTCTTATCCCATCAGGATCAGGTAAGCCAATCGCTATCCGTCCGGGACAAACTGTATCTATCTCTGCTAACGTAGGTGGTGCTTCTAACAAAGCAATCGTTACTGCAGTTGATACAACTTTAGGTACATTCGATGTAGCTTACTACGAAGCAGCAGGTCAAGCATTTGCTAACGCTGACGTAATCACTGTATGGATCTACGGTTCTGAGTTCCGTAAAGGAACAAACGGAATGGTTGGTTCATTAGAAGCTGACGATATCTTCTTCGAAAACTCTCCAATCATCATCAAAGACAAGTACTCAGTATCAGGTTCTGATATGGCACAAATCGGATGGGTTGAGATCGAAACAGAGAACGGAGCATCAGGATACCTTTGGTACTTGAAATCAGAGCACGAAACTCGTTTACGTTTTGAAGACTATTTAGAGACAGCTATGATTGAAGCAGTTCCTGCTGAATCAGGTTCAGGTGCAGCTACACAAACAGCAAATGCTCAAGTTGGAGACAAAGGTTCTGAAGGAGTATTCTACGTAGTAAACAACCGCGGAAACGTATGGGGTGGTGGTAACCCAACTTCAATCGCTGAGTTTGATACAATCATCTCTCGTTTGGACAAACAAGGTTCTATCGAAGAGAACGCGTTGTTCTTGAATCGTGATTTCAGCTTGGATATCGACGATATGTTGGCTGCACAAAACTCTTACGGAGCAGGTGGTACGTCTTACGGATTGTTTGATAACGATAAAGACATGGCGTTGAACTTAGGGTTCACAGGATTCCGTCGTGGTTCTTACGATTTCTACAAAACAGATTGGAAATACTTGAACGATCCAACAATGCGTGGTGGTCTTTCTACAGGAGCTAACGCTACAGGTACAGTAACAGGTTTATTGGTTCCTGCAGGTTCAACAACTGTATACGATCAAATCATGGGTCAAAACGCGAAACGTCCGTTCTTACACGTTCGTTACCGTACAGTTAACGCTGAAGACCGTCGTTACAAAACTTGGATTACAGGTTCTGCCGGTGGTGCACAAACAAGTGACTTAGATGCTATGGAGGTAAACTTCTTGTCTGAGCGTTGTGTATGTACACTTGGAGCGAATAACTTCGTATTGTTCCGTTACGGAGCATAATAGAAACAGAATGGGTGTGTCTTCAAAGACACACCCTTCTTTTTATTTTAATTTAAATTATATCTAATGAAAATACAAGCAAACAAACCTGCATTAGCAGACAAGGTGTACAAGTTGAGAAACGATGCTGCACCACTTTCTTTTACATTACCATCAAGAAGTAGCAAACGATTTCCGTTACTTTGGTTTGATGAGGAAAACAATGTAAACAGACCATTGCGATACGCAATCAATCAAAGGTCCCCATTCGAGGACGAACAAGACGGTAATGCAATTGTAGATCCAATCATTTTTGAAGATGGATTTTTGCACGTACCAAGAACAAACCCTAACTTACAACAGTTTCTTCACTATCATCCATTAAATGGATCATCATTTGTTGAGGTCAACAATGAGAGAGATGCAGAGCAAGAAGTTGAATGGTTATCTGTTGAAGCAGATGCGCTTATCAAAGCACGTGAGCTTTCATTAGAAGAGATTGAGTTGATGACACGAGTATTATTTAACCGTGACCCATCTCGATACACAACTGCAGAGTTGAGACGCGACATCTTGGTATACGCTAAGAGAGACCCACGTGGATTCTTAAATGTTATGGACGACTCATCTTTACGAGATAAGTCCCACGTTAGATCATTCTTTGAGGCTAAGCTATTAACTTTTAGAAATAGCAACAAAGAGATTTGGTTTAATACACCATCAAACAAAAAGAAGATGGTAGTCATTCCTTACGGAGAAGACCCTTACGAGGTAGCTATTCAATTCCTTCACAGTGACGAAGGTATTGAGTCATTAAAGATGCTTGAGAGCAATATGGAGCTACTTTAGTAATAATATATATAGAGAGGAGAAGGGGGGTTTAGGCTTCCCTTTTTTTATTTATCTTTGTAAAAAGAATTATAATGATAAATTCGGTTAGAAACACAGTACTATCTATACTAAACAAAAATAACTACGGTTATATCTCACCATCAGACTTCAACTTACTTGCGATACAAGCACAGATGGAGATATTTGAGGAGTACTTTAGTAGTTATAATAAAGTAATTAACTCAGAGAATGGTCGTGTATCAGGAACAGACTATGCTAATATTGAGAAGAACATCTCAGAGGTATTAGAGTCTTTCTTAGTAAATGACTTCTTGTCTCAGGTATCACCCTTAACTAATGAGTACTACGTACCATCGTTAACAACTACAGGTTATAGTCCATACATGATAAGCAAGATTACTTGCTATGATCCAAATACTTCATTAAGATTAAAAGATGCTGAGAAGGTAAACAACGGAAGAATCAATCTTTTGTTGGACTCTATATTAACAGCTCCAAGCTTGCAGTACCCTGCGTATATCATTGAGGGAGAAAAGATTACAGTTTATCCTGACGTAATCAATGGGGTTAACTCATTGAAGTGTTCTTACTTTAGAACTCCGTTAGCTCCTAAGTGGACGTACATCAACTTACTAAACGGTGAGCCGGCATTTGATCAAACACAGCCTGACTATCAGGACTTCGAGTTACCGATAGAGGATGAGTACAAGTTAGTTACAAAGATGCTTGAGTACTGTGGTATTGTTATCCGTGAGTCTGAGGTGTCTCAGTTCGGAACACAGCAGCAACAACACGAGGAACCAACATTCAGTCAACAACAATAATAAGACATGGCATATATTTCACAGTATCAGTATTATGAGAACGGGGGCAATGCTCCTGAGGATGCCAATTGGGGTTCGTATCAGTACGTTAGCTTAGCTGACATCGTTACAAACTTCCAATTGATGTACTCCGGAAACCACTCATTGGTAAACAATGAGGAGCGGTATAAGATCTTGTTCCACGCAAAGCGTGCGATTCAAGAGTTGAACTACGATGCGTTTAAAGAGATTAAAGTACTTGAGTTGGACGTATGTGAGCAACTACGCTTTGTATTGCCGTCAGACTACGTTAATTGGGTTCGTATCTCGATGTACAAGGATGGGTATCTATACCCTTTATCCGAAAACATTCAGACCCTATCATCTAGGGCATACTTACAAGACAACAACTGTAGGATATTATTTGATGAAGATGGTAACGCACTTCAACCTGAGTTCTCCGAGATTGATTGGGAACGAATCAAGGGTACAAAGAAGAGTATATACTTAAACCATGGTAATCAGTTTGATGGCCAAGAGGGTTACTGCTGTGATGGAAATTGGTACTTTGACTACGCGATTGGAACTCGATACGGTTTAAATACAGAGACAGCTAATAGAAATCCTACATTTAATATCGATAAGAAGGCAGGAGTTATTAACTTTGACTCAGGCATGGCTAATAAGTCTTGTATCCTTGAGTACGTATCTGATGGTATGGAGAACGGTGACAATAGTTTAATTACCGTAAACAAATTATTTGAGAAGTATGTATACGCTTATATTCAGTATGAGATCCTTAACTCTAAGTTAGGTGTTCAAGAGTACATTATTAGTCGTGCACGCAAGGAGAAGACAGCTCTTTGGCGTAATGCAAAAATTAGAATGAGTAATATACATCCCGGAAGACTCTTAATGAACTTAAGAGGAATGGACAAGTTCATAAAATAATATGTCAAACATAACAAGAAACTTTACTGCAGGCCGAATGAACAAGCTCGTTGACCAACGACTTGTGCCTAATGGAGAATACGTAGACGCGTTAAATGTAAGGATGGGTTCTACTGAGCAATCAGAGATGGGTGTCATTGAGAACACAAAGGGTAACCTACCACTTACAGAGATTGGGTACATAGATGGTACACCGTTAAGTATTGAGGCAAGATGTATTGGTGCATTTGAGGACGGATCAAAGGAAACTGTGTATTGGTTTGTACATGACCCGAACTTCTCTGTAGGTGCTACAGGGAAACTTGACCTTATCATGTCATTTAATACGTTAACGAACATACTAACGTATCACGTTATTAGTATTGACAATGGAGATGGTTTAGACACAACGCTTAATTTCAATCCAAAGTACTTAATTACAGCTGTAAATAAGATAGATGACTTATTATTCTTCTCTGACGACTACAATCCACCAAGATGGATTAATGTTGCGGAGAACTATGCTAACCCATCTCCAACAAATATTGACTACTACGTAGCAGTTCCTCCAACCGCTATAGCACCTCATCCTGAGATTTTAAGTGAGAGACTTAAGGTTGTTAAGAAGCCACCTGTAGAGTCGCCTACGTTTCAGTTAACGAACACAGGAGGACAACAAAACTTCTTGCATGATACATTTATCTGCTTTGCATATCGTTATCGTTATGAAAACAGTCAGTACTCTGCAACATCTCAGTTTACTTTACCGGCATTTTTACCGGGTGCATTTGATTTCTCTGCAAGCAGTCTATTGAACAATGGAATGCAGAACTCAATTAATACAGCTATTATTACCTATAACTCAGGTGGGCCACTTGTAGTTGGAATTGACCTCTTGTTCAAGGATGCAAGCAATAATATCATTAAGGTAATTGAGAAATTAAACAAGGCGGACCTTGGTTTAGTTGACAACACTGACTACACTTACACGTTCTCAAATAGCAAAATATTTACAATACTACCTGACTACGAGATACTTAGGTTGTATGATAACGTACCACGTCTAGCTAAAGCGCAGACAATTATGGGTAATCGTTTGATGTATGGGAATTACCTTGAAGGATATGACCTACTTGATAAGTATGGAAACCCTGTAAATTTTCAATACTATACAGAGTTAAATACCGAGGACATTGGATTTATAAATGTACAAGATGCAACAGAAAGTGGAAACTATAATATTGATGGATCTGTTAGTATAGGTGATGCAGTTCTTTCATTTGATTTATCAAATTCTAATTTAGTTTCAGGATCTATAATTTCTTTTGATATAACACTAAGTCACGATTCTTTTTCAGGAAGCACACCGTTTCCTACTGAAGAAAATGTCAATGTTGGAATAACATTTTCTTTTATACTTCCAACAGATTACGCCTCTGTTTACGATTTAGCTATTAGTGCTTCATTTCAAGAAGCAATTGGAACCATAGGTAACATACAACCAATTACAACTGCTTGTGATGGAACAACTATGACTGATGTGTTTAACTGTGTGATAGCTCAAAACTTAAATACATACATAAAGTACAATAGTGGTATAAATGCTGTAGGAGAACCGATATTAATTGGAACAAGTCCAAGTAGTGATTTTATATCCTTACAATTTCCTGTTGCTGTATATGTTAATAATATTACAACTCCTACGTATACAGTATACGAGTACTTTAATGTTATTGGCTCATCTATAACTTTTCAAGAGATATCAAGTACTCAGAGCTTACATAGTAACAGAGGTTATGAGATTGGTATTGTTTACATGGATGACTTTAATAGATCTACTACAGCATTAGTTAGTAAAAATAATACTGTTAACGTACCATGTGGAAACTCTCAGTTTAAAAACTACATACGTGTAACTATACCAAGTTCACCTGTTCCACAGATTGCACCTTCATGGGCGACAAGATATAAGTTTGTTATTAAGCCTGACAAAGAGGATTATAATACTATATACTCTAACTTGTTCTTTGAAGACCCTAATACAAATAATGTATACTTTTTACTAGAGGGTGAGAATGCAAGAAAAGTTGAGTCAGGTATTAGACTAATTGTTAAAGCTGACACTGAAGGAGCTACTAACAGTTGCATATATACCACTGTACTTGACAAACAATCTCAGCAAGCTGATTTTCTAGAAATACCAAGCTCTGCAAATCCATCTGTAAATCTATCTATTCCTGCAGGTGTTTACATAAAAATAAACCCTAATAATTTTAGTGTTGTATTTGATGAAGACGCAATCAAGGGAGGATCAACTTCTCAGGCAAGCATGGGTATTGCAGGAGATTTCCCTGCCATTACCTATCCAATGAACGGTGCTTTATCACCCACAGGCCCCTTTATTGATTATACAGTTCCTCAAGGGAGTAGAATTGTAATGTCTTTTAAGTTTGAACGCAAAGGTACAGGAAGCGGAAATCAAAACTGTGAAAGAAGAATATATACATTAGAAAAAACATTAACATCTTCTGCCACCTATAACAACATGAAAGATTGGTGGGATGGAGATAATGTTCAAGCTATTTTAAATACAGGCACTCAAGAAGTAGGTGGTACAGGAAACTGTCCTGTAGGAAATGTATATGATCCTTTACTTTCAAGTGTTCCCACTGTTGCACCTGATTTATGTAACAATAAATATCAATTTATTAGAGACCCTTCAAATAACGCTTTATATTTATACGTATCAGGTACAGCATCTTGTGGTGACTCAGATAAAAAAAAATCAAGTGTAAAAGTACAAATTACAGTATATAGAGCTGATACTACATTTATATTTGAGACAGAACCTAGCGAGGCAAACCCGGATATATTCTTTGAAAACGATCAATCGTTTGAGATTGACTCAAATGGTCAGCACAAAGGTAATGTACTAAACCAAAACTTAACTTTAGGGATTCCTGCTGTTATAGATACGAGTTTCTTTAACTGCTATGCGTTTGGTAACGGAGCAGAGAGCTACAAGATACTTGATTCAATTGTTGGGGACACGTTTAACTTGGGTAACCGAGTTACTGCTGTAGCCAATGAAGAGTACAAAGCAGCGAGAAGGTTGTCAGATATGACCTATAGTGGTGTATACAACAACGAGACAAACGTAAATAAACTTAACGAGTTCAACTTAGGCTTGCTTAACTTTAAGCCGTTACAGAGCTCATTTGGGCCTATCTACATACTAGATGCTCGTCAGACTGACGTACTTGTTCTACAGGAGGATAAAATATCCTACGTGTTAGCAGGTAAGAACTTATTGTCTGATGCTGCCGGTGGTGGAGCTGTTACGTCTGTACCTGAGGTATTGGGTACGCAGATTGCGCGTACTGAGAAGTATGGTATTAGCTTTAACCCTGAGAGTTATATCCATTGGGGGTACGACAGATACTTTACGGACGCTAAACGCGGAGCTGTCATTCAGCTTAAGGGTGGTATGTCAGAGATGGATCAGTTAACTGTTATCTCTGATGACAACATGAGCACTTGGTTCCGTGATTTATTCATCGAAGACTTTAATACTCAGAAACTTGGTGCATACGATCCTTACTTAGATGAGTACGTGTTAAGCTCTAACAATATTACTATACCAACCGTAACTAATTGTTTAGCTTGTGGTGTAACTCAAGAGTTTACATTTACAGAAGAAGTTAAAGGATTCGAGTACTGTGTTAACGTAGGTCAAATAGTTGGTGACGTAGAGATTACGTACAACGTAATATCACTTCCTGTTGATGGAGAGTTCCAAGTTCAAGCTGAGTACAATGGAAATACATTTACAACGGGTATCGTTACCACATCAGGTTCATTGGTGGTTAACAAGGACTCAAATATAGAGGATACTGTATTGGTGTCAATTGGAACAAACGGCCCTGCTGTACTTCAAATTAATGTAAACTGTCCAACAGCAAACGTGTTAAAGATTGTAGAGGTCGTATTGACAGCCGCATCTGAGGCAGGTCAATCAGTTCGTACAGAGTACAGATACACAGACGGTGCGTACGTTGGTTCATTGCAGTCTAACTTAGTGTTCTTTGATACGGGTACTAACCCGGTAGTGTCAAGGTACAATACAGTTATTGGCTTCCAAGGTACAGCGAGCATTCCTACGGATAACAGTACAATGAGGATTATATCAAATGGTGGAGGGTTTCTTACATTCCAATTTGATCCTGCATCAGATAACTTTAGGTACTTAAGAACTAACACGTTATACAACAACAACACTGTTGATATTAATGCATTGGTTACTGCATCAAATAATGCAGTTCCTATTTTGGGAGCAGGAGATTATTTCTACGCTGACTTTAACGTTGGTACTACAGACGACTACTTATACTTGATATGGGACTTTAGAAACTCTGAGCCTGTTGACCTTTGCTACTCTTCAACAGAAGAGGGCATCGCTGTTATATGCTGTGAATGTACCCCATGTGATGATCCATGTAAGTCTTGGAACTTTAGAAATGTTGGAGAGGGTATAGCTCACGTTCAGTACATAGACTGTAATGGAGCACGTCAAGATGTTTATATAAACGAGAAAGCAAATGAGACAGTATGTGCATTAGCATCTACTACACCACAAATAATCTCAGGAAATTTATTAATAACGGTTGTCCAAGAGTGTGGATGTCCAAACTAAATAATTTAATATGACTTATTACTTAGATGCCCCATCACTTGGATCAGCAACAGCTGTGTATACGGATGCCGCATTAACGATATGTGCGCTTGATGGGTTTTACTCTGACAACTCAATTGTTAGAGAGCTTGTCGGATGTGTACTACAGCCACAACAAATGTGCCCATCATGCGGTATAGCTTGTAATAACGAATGTGGAAATTCAGAGTTAAAGGTAGGTGTGTACAAGGTGACAATTGATTTAGGTAATGACCCAACAAGCATTGGAGCTATTATTATTGAATTTAACCCTCAGGATTATCCTAAAGGATTTGAGGCTGAGTACGATGGTATAGTATACAACGCACTAAGTTCACCAATATATGGATTCCTACAAGGGAGTCTTGGTGTACCAACCTATATTGGAGATGAGGATTTAGATTGCGGCTTAACTACAGGATTTCATGTCTTACCAAATTATATATTTAATCAGTCTACACTTGTATATGAAATTGATGGCACTACTCAAGTTGTAAATATATTTCCATCTCAAGTACAGACTACAGTCAATAATCCGGCTAATTGTATATTGGTTATACCAAAGACATCTATTAATCCTTCATCATTAACAATTACAATATTCTCACCGTGTAGCTCTAACTTTGATTTAAACGTATCATGTCCAACTGTACTTCCTATATTTTATGGAGGTCAAACAACGTTGACACCTGAAGAGGCTTGTGAGTTCCAAGATACCATTACCTATTACAGCGCACCTGTAAATGGAAACGGTGTAACACTTGGTTTATTTGATTGGGTATTCTTAGATGAGAATGGAGAGTTTCATGCACCGGATGGTTACTACTACGCACCTACAGCTTTAACTCCACCGTACGAATGGTTTAGATTAGAGAACGGTGTTATCGTAGAGTTTGGTGAGTGCGGTTATAGCAACTTTATTATTGAGCGTTGTGCAGATGGATTACAGTTAGTAGCTGACTCATCTATAACAGGTATAAACGTAGGTGACTTTGTGAATATATCTGATCCGTTCTACGGAGGTTGTGTGTTCCAAGTTATGTCTTACACGGCAACAACTAATACAGTTACAATTGATACAGAGGTGGCAATTTCAAGCTGCGAAGAGGTATGTGTTAGCTACAAGGTAGACAACTTTACGTTAGACACTTACACAGTAGAATACAACGACTGTACAGGAACGCCTCAAACAACTACTGTAGCAGCATCAACAATTATATACGTATGCGCACAAGTAGGCTCTGTAGTAGTAGTTGGAGAACCTGCAGGTGTGGTAGTATCATTAGAGTCATGCACTTGTTAAAAATAAATAGATGTCAGAATATACATTAGCATATAGCGAAAAAGTAAAGGGATGGACATCGTTCTACTCTTTTATCCCCGATTGGATGATTGGGATGAATAACTTCTTTTACACGTTCAAGGGAGGTAACCTATACCGACACAACGTGAATAGTGTTAGAAATAACTTCTATGGTGATCAGTATAGCTCAACACTACAGACGGTGTTTAACGATGCTCCACTACATAATAAGTTGTTTAAGACCTTAAACATAGAAGGTGATGACGCTTGGGCAACAACTATGCAGACTGACATTCAGACCACAGGATTCATTGAGTACCCATGGTTTGAGAAAAAAGAAGGGTCATGGTTTGCATTTGTTCGTAACTCCGGAACAGTTCCCGCACTCGCAGATGAGTACGCGTTGCGATCATTGAATGGTGTAGGGAGAAGCGCGTCAATCACGGGTCCTGCAGGTGCATTAGTGATTAACTTCTCGATCGCACCGTTGGTTGCGATCGGAAGCATTGCAAGTATTGGTGACTACCTTTACTACGCATTGCCACCGTATACCACTCCTGTGCTTTGCGGTGAGATTACAGGCATTACACAGGACTACCCGGCAGGTGACAACTTCTTTGTGGTAGATACTACGGCAGGTGGAGCTATTCCGCCTATTCAGACACCGTACTTCTTGTACATCAAGAGCTCAGTTGCTGAGTCACATGGTGTACTTGGTCACTACTGCGTAGTTAACTTAGAGAATGACAGTACGTCAAAAGTTGAACTTTTTGCTATTGAGTCCGAGGTAATGAAGAGTTATCCTTAATTTTTAATATCTTTGCACTAATGGATTTAAATACAGGTTTCAGCATAAGACCATTAGAGGAGAATGACTACGATGATATTCTTTTTGATTGGTGGAAAGATTGGGGGTTTACCCCTCCCGTAAAGGATTTTTTACCTGAGAATGCAACGGGTGGTATGATTGTTTACGATGGAGATGTACCTGCTTGCGCGGGATTTCTTTATATAACAAACTCTAAGGTTGCCTTAGTTAATTGGATAGTATCCAATAAGCAGTATAGAAAGAAACCAAATAGAAGAATAGCAATAGACTTGTTGATACAGTCTTTAACAAATATGGCTAGGTCTTTAGGATACGAGTACTCTCACGTGTTGATAAAGAACTCAGCACTTGAAAGTACATACGAGAGACTAGGTTATACCAAGTCTATTACTTATACAAATGAATTAATTAAAAAATTATAACATGGCAGTAGGAACAGCTTTAACAATAGCAAGCGTTGCAACAACAGCCGCAGGAGCAGGTATGTCATTTGCTCAGGCAAACAAACAGAAGAAACTTTACGAGCAAGCTCAAGAAGATGCAGCAAAGTCAATGGCAGAAGCAAAGAAAGCAATCAACGTAAACTACTACGAAGGCTTAGCTATACCAACTCAAGCATATAAAATGGAGGCTGATATCTTAAAGTCAGTAGCAGCACAAGCTATGGAGGCGGGTAGAGAAGGTGATCAAAGAGGTGTAGCTGCAACAGCAGGACGTGTACAGGCTGCAGTTACCGATAGTGCAAGAGGCATACGTTCCGATATGTCCAAAGAGTTGTACGACTTGAATAAATTAACACAGACTGAGAATAGAGACATCGCAACTAAGTTAGCAAACTTAGACTTAGCTGAGGCACAAGGTGCTCAGTTAGCATCAAGAGATGCTCAAGAAGCAAGGTCAGCAGCTATGACTCAAGGATTTAAAAGTGTTGCTTCATTGAGTGGTCAGTTAGCAGGAGCAGCTAATCTTTACGGTAAGAGCGACCAAGCTAAACTCTTAGGTGGCATAACAAATGATTATGAGAAAGCTCTTAAATCAGGACAATTAGGAGCTGATTACTTAAATCCTGATAGCACAACGATGACAGCTCAGCAAGCAATTGCAAAGGCAGGGGGATTTGGTCCTGAGGTAGCAAATTTAAGTGAGGCTGAATTTCAAGATTATATCACTAAGTTGCCTATGGATAAACTTCAGGCACTATACAACAACAAGTCATTTACTGATAACTTAAGCTCATACGATAAAACTCTTCAGAATAATATGAAGTATCAATTTGACGAGCCTTGGGCGTTACCCGTTAATTCAGTTACAGCACCTTAATAAATAAACTATGGCAACATATTACAAATATGCTGAGAGAGAAGCGGACAGTCAAATAAATTGGGAGGAGATAAGTAAGAACTTATCCGACACACTTACTGAGGCAAATAACTTAAGAGAGCAAAAGAAGACGGCTATTGACGAGTCTACTCGTGCATTCTCAAAAACATTAGCTAACGCTACACAAGGAGAGAATGGTCTTGTAAACCAAAAAACATTGGATTATGCAGAAAATGCAACTCAGTTAATGTTAATCCAAGAACGATTATTAAAGTCAGGTCAGATGAAGTTTAAGGATTACGCTACTGTAAGACAAAACTTAATTGACAGTACAGATCAAGCGTTTGGTTTAGCTAAAGAGTACCAAGAGGAGTACTCGAAGAAAATGCAGCGATTGGAGTCAGGTGTATCTTCAGGATT